CCTTGTCTCTGAATATGGCAGCATGTGCTACGGTTTCCCACAGACTGTCAGAGCAGGCACGATGAATGCCTTGTATCTGGTAGCCGATCATGCCCTTGACGTTTACGTTTACAACGCTTAAGTTTCTCATTTACTTGCTCTATTTTAGTGTCTTGGAATCTTCGATTCCTTCTGAACATTCGACAGTAGAGTTAGGGGGCAAAGCCCCCAGTGCATGTGATTAGTGCTCGATAAAGGCAATGGGCTTGGTGGTAGACCAGCAAAGCGCACATGTCATGCAGGATTGAGTCTTGCCAGTTTGCTCAGGACATACAATGCCTTCGCCTCCCACATTGGCAGACATCGTGCCTCCCTTGTCACTAAATCGAATCCATGCCCTACTATTCTGTAATCCTGAGCGTATAACGTCCATGATGTCTATCTCTGATCTGTGGGTGTAACCGAATACCCTAAGTGCAGGGTATTCTGCTAGTGCGTCAACCCAGAATTGAGCATATGCTGCACTGAAGAAATCGCCTAGGATATGCAAACGGACTACAAAGCCTTCGGGGTGTACATTGGACAAGTGCGAAAGCTCGTCGGACAATCTAAGCATGAGAAGCTCAGGATCATCGGGCTTGATACGATGAGCAAATGCCATGTTATTGCCAAAGCAATTAGCCCATTGCTGACAAGTACGTGAGCATGTGGATCTTTCTTCGAGTGTAAGGGAATACACCGGAAAACCCTTCCATGCGCCTTTGGTGATGGTTTTGCTGCCATTGCCCAGTTTGTCGTTGTAAGACACTGGTTTCAGTAACCTATGCTCATAGTCGGATACCATACGTACAGTTTTCTTGTGTATCGTAATGGCTTGAGATAGGGCTGTATGATCTGCACGTAGTCTCATTTGATTTACTCCAAAGTTTGGTTTGTGACTCAGTGTCGAACATTCGACAGTGCAACTAGGTTAACGGCCAAGAAAACGGAAAGTTAAGTAAAAACCGACAAACGGCAGACTCTAGCCGACGAACGGTCAAACCCAGTGCCTTGTGCATCAAAGTGTAATGACTCCAAAAAACATAAGCGCAATTAAGGCTTGAAGGATTACGATCATGCCTGCCATAACGAGAAAATCATTGTCGTACATAGGTTACCCCTAGGTTATGAAAGAAAATCGATCTGAGGGGCATTTAAGCCCCTCGTAAGGCTATCAGATACGCTTAAGCAAAGCTTCGATGATTGCATTCAAGTCTAGATTCTCAGACTTGGCAAGCATGACAATCGAATCAGCGAAAGCTTCAGCATTATCTACGATAATCTCAAGGCTATCTACCACAGGTGAAGCTTCAGAAGGAATCTTCGATTCCAAGCTTTCCTGCACAGTAGGCTTCAGTGTCGAATGTTCGACAGTAGGCTTGGCAGTTTCCACTACCACAGGTGAAGCTTTGCTTTCCTGCACAGTAGCAGTAGGCTTGACTTGGGGTTCGACAGTAGACTTGGCAGTCTCTGCTACTACGCTTGGAGCTTTGCTTTCCTGCACAGTAGCACTAGCTTTTCTGATTGCTTGGCGAAGATAGCTAGCAGAGCTAGAGGAAATGTCTAGCTTTTTCATTTGCACTTGGACTTCAGTCCAATTGTCTGCCAACCACATGGCATCGGAACGATCTTGCCTTGACATGATGGACAATTCAGTTTTCATTAAAAACTGACCGAATAGCACATCGGATTTGAATAGTGACCTAACGTAATTAAGGACATCACCGATACCCTTCAGCTTTTCCAAAGCTGCTTTCTGTTGTTTCTTAATCGACTTGTAGGCTTTAGCCTGAGCATCAATGGCTTCCCCAAGGCTATTGCCTTGATACTGTGTCGTAGTGAGCAATTGCCCATGATCGTTGTACATGACAGCATCATTGATGGGTGGTTTTGCCTTTGGCAACATAGCATTTTTGACTGCCGATTTGACGTTGAAAACACCGTTTTCACTGATAACTGCTAGGTTCGATTGTGCCATTTTCCTACTCCTTACTCTCTGGGGTTTATAAACAGGGGACAGTATTTATTTCCCCTTCACTTAAAGTGAGGGGATAAATACATGTCCCCATAAACCCCTGAGAGTAAAGTGTCCAAAGCCGGTGACCTATTGCAATTGCCATGCCAACTTCGACAGACGGTCGATTTCAGCCGACGAATGGCAGGTTTGAGCTGACAGACGGTAGGTTAATTTGTGGCACTTAAATTGCAAAGCAATTTCAAACGGGCATGTGATCTTAATGGAGCGGTGACCAAGGGTAATTTGATATTGAAAGTGTAGCAGTTAGTGTCGAAGGTTCGACAGTGGTGGGGCATTGAAAATGATGCATCGCCTCGACCCCTCTTGAAACCCCCCAAAAATCACTACTTTCAATATTCATTTTTTACACGCTAACTGATATCGTAACAGTTAAACCAATATCTAAGTACTTGATTTTAAATGCTTTACATGTCATGTACATCATGGCAAATGCATCATGACGCTATGATGCACGTGATCGTCCACACTGGCGCCTCGCAATCACCGCGGGGGGGGGGGGTTGGCCCTGGGGGGGGTGGGGCGCTACTGTATACACACTCATACACAGATCAGGTATTTTCACCTTAAATAAAAATAGTTCTCATGTATCAAGTACTTATGTTAGTACACACTAACATACACACACTTTAAATGAGAATCACTCTTATTTAAATTTCATGCAGCATGTTCTGCTTGTAATGCACAGAAAATAAGCATAATATGCTGCATACACTGTATATGTATACAGGTATGTGAAGTTAAGAGTCTGTATACAGTATACATATACAGTGATGGATAGTTTCAATTACGCAGTGAGTGATACTACCGATTAAGGTGTTGTACTTAAGTGACACAATCGATAAGGAGTAGGGGGAATACACTGAATTTGTAACTATTTTACTACATATTGCAGAAATAACTTGACAAGTGATTACAGAATCATATACCATGGGGTATCAGCCCCAGTGAAAGTGATACATATAAGTGATACATTTAAGTGTTACACTTAAATGATACATATATAACACTTATAATATACAGTTAAGATATATACACATACTACGTATATAAAACACTTACTATATAAGAACACTTATATACATACTTATAAAGTATAAGAATACTTATATAGATACTTACTTATATACTTACTTGTAATAAAGATCATTTAAGTGTATAATTCACTTACAATGAACACTTAAGTAAAAAATTTACTTAAGTGAGTAGTTGTAAGTGAGGCAAAGACTTCGGGTCTGAGACATAGAACTAATACAATTATCTGTGCTCGATTTCTAATAGCCTATTATCTGTGCTTACTTAAAGCGTAGCCGTTTAAGTGAAACACTTAAGTGAAGCATTTAAGTGAAATATTTAAGTGTCCTAGATCCAGAGACTCTATGCTTGTGATTCCGCAATGAAGGAGCGCAGCGAAGCAAGCGACTGAATGAGGACTAAACCCTTGACGTATGAATAAAAAGAAAATATACCTAAGAGAAAATCACTTATTTGCTGACTTTATTAATGCAGTCTATCGTGACAAGTTAGATAAGGTCCACATACCCCACAGTGATGTCTTCTTTGTACGTGCCGCATTAGAAAAACATACAGGCATAAGATTCCAGTTACATGAGGTAGAGGCAGCTATGAAGGCAGAGGGTTGGTCTGAGGGTAGGATACTTAAGAGTGATCATCGATATAAGGGCAATAAGAATGTCTGACTTTCCTGAAAGGTATAAGAAGCTAGGTTTCACTGGGTACAACCGACCTAAGAAATCCAATAAGCCAGGAAAGAAAGAGATGGTCGTAGCCAAAGAAGGTGACACAGTTAAATTGATCCATTACGGTGATTCGTCAATGGGTCACAATTACAGTGAAGAAGCTCGTAAGAATTTTAAAGCTAGGCATGGTAAGAATATAGCTAAGGGTAAATTATCAGCTGCATGGTGGTCTAATGAAAGATTGTGGAAAGAAGGCGGATCAAGTAAACAACCTCCCAAGTCACAGAAACTTAAATTTGGTAAGTAATTGTAGTACAAGAAGTAATAGCAGTATCTTAATTTCCTAGGAGAATTAAAATGGCAGGTTTTGGTAGAGTAAGTAAACTGTTGTCCCCTTCAGAAGCTAAGGCATTGAAGGCAGGTGAAAGACGCATGGCTCGTGAGGCAATGGACGTAGATCCATTACTTGAAGAAGAGTTAGCTGCACTTAAAAAGAAAGAGAAGTCCAGTGAGCTGACTGCTCGTGAAGAAAAGCGTTTAGATGCCCTTATGAATCGTAGGATTCGTGAAGGTGGTGCAGAGAAACCAGAAGGTATGTCACGTGTCATGAAAGAGCGTGGACTTACAGAGAAAGAAAAGAAAGAGCTACAGGAAAGCCTGAATTACAAAAAGGGTGGTATGGTCAAGAAGCCAGCTAAGAAAATGATGGGTGGTGGAATGGCTAAGCCCAAGATGTATGCTAAAGGTGGCATGGCTAATTGTGGTGCTTCCATGAAACCTGCACAGAAAGCAAAGAAGTAATATGATGAAAACCTGTCCTTCTTGTCCTACACCTGCCAAATGCAAGAAGGCAGGTAAGTGTCTTAAAGGTAACTATGCTAAAGGTGGCATGGGTAAACTTAAAGCTCCATCTATCATGATTGCAGTGGCTATGCCTAAAGCAAGTAAAGCACCTAAGGCACCTAAAGTGAAGAAACCTAAATGAGCATTATATGAAGATGACTAAAGAGCAAAAGAAAGTGAAGAAGGTCATGGGTGAGTTCAAAGAAGGTACACTTCACTCAGGCAAGAAAGGTCCGGTGGTAAAGAATCCTAAACAAGCTATAGCCATAGCATTGAGTCAAGCAAGGAAAGTTAAGAAGAAATAAGTGGGTATCTCTTCCTATCCAGATAAAGTATCAATTGCAGAGGGCAGTGGCAACGTAAACTTTTATGGCCCTGCCCTTGATGCATTTGGCAGAGTACGTATAAGCCAACCTTATACTTTATTTGACAGTCATAATCGATATGAAAGTGATCCTCACTTTGATACCTCCACAAGTACAGGGGGTAGCATAACGCACTTGCCCAATGAATCCTCTGTAAGCATGGCAGTGACTACAGCAAGTGGTTCTGAAGTTGTAAGACAGTCATATCGAGTATTTCCTTACCAACCAGGAAAAAGTTTACTTATCCTGACTTCGTTTGTCATGAATACAGCTAAGACAGGGCTTAGACAAAGGGTAGGATATTTTAGTACACAGAATGGCTTATACTTTCAGCAGAACGATTCGACTGTTTCATTTGTGCTAAGGAGCTATACAAGTGGTTCAGTAGATAATTCTAGGGAAGTAACACAAGCTAATTGGAATGGGGATAAATTAGACGGTACAGGTAAGAGTGGATATACGATAGATCTTACCAAGTCTCAAATTCTTTTTATTGATATTGAGTGGTTGGGTGTAGGTAGTGTACGTTGTGGCTTTGTGATTGAAGGTAAGTTTATTGTAGCTCACACATTCCATAACGCTAACATTTATAGCGCAGTCTATATGACTACAGCTACATTGCCCGTTAGATATGAAATAACAAATACATCTGTAACTGCTTCATCCTCTAGTTTAAAACAAATATGCTCTACCGTGATGTCTGAAGGTGGTTATGAGCAAGTTGCAGCAGATAGTGTTATACGGAGAACTACATCACTTGGGTCAATAACAACTACATTCTTGCCCCTTATTTCTATGCGTCTTGCTAGTGATACACTGGGTGCTATTGTTCTTCCCAACAGAGTATCCGTTATACCTACAACCTCAGATGTATTTGAAGTTGCCTTAATTAAGAATGCTACATTGACAGGTGCTTCGTACAATACAACAGATTTTGCTCATGTTGATTACGATATAACAGCCACTGCGTTATCTGGAGGTACTGTCGTACAGTCAGATTTTGTAGCTTCTACTAATCAGAGTTCCGGTAATTTAAGTGCTCCTACAGGATATAACTTTGATTTGCAGCTTGGTGTAAGTATTGCAGGTACAAGTGATGTATATACATTGGCAGTAAGAACTATGTCAGGTTCCGGTGGATCTGTATATGGATCTATGTCTTTTTATGATTTAGCTTAATGAACACGACACAGACATCTAAGACAAGGACTGTAGCCACTGTATTAGGAACTTCCAATGCAGATGTATATACCGTACCTGCTAACTATAAGACAGATGTCATTAGTATATGTGTCTCTAATACAGTATCTGCCTTACGTACCTTCTCATTGGATTGGTATGAGTCTACAACTGCAACATGGCATACCATTGCAGAGGCAGTTGAGTTAGATGGCAATAGCCTGCTGCAAATAGAGAACTTATTATTTTTAGGGCAAGGGGATAAACTAAGGGCATTAGCCAGTGCAGCTTCAAGTGTTTCACTGTTGCTGCGTGTCGATGAATACTTTAATCCTACACAGATATCATAATGGGACGCACTAACGAAAAATTATGGGAAAAGGCTAAGGCTGAAGCTAAAGCCAAGATGGGTGGAAAGCACTCGGCAAGAGCAATGCAACTAGCAGGTAAAATCTATAAAGATAAAGGTGGTGGGTACACAGGTGAAAAGACTAAGGCACAGAAAAGTCTTAGTAAGTGGACAAAGCAAGAGTGGGGTACAAAGTCAGGTAAACCATCTACACAAGGTTCACAGGCTACAGGAGAACGGTACTTACCCAAGAAAGCTATAGAGGCTCTATCACCAGCAGAATATGCAGCTACATCTAAAGCTAAACGTGAAGGAACAAAGCAAGGAAAGCAGTTTGTGAGCCAACCTAAGGCTATTGCTAAGAAGGTTCGACCTTACAGGAAAACATAATGGCTAGACAATTATCTGAACTACAACAAAAATTCCTAGATGTCTTATTCGATGAGGCAGGTGGAGATGTTAATCGTGCTAAAATATTAGCGGGTTACTCTCCTACGTATTACACTCGTGATATTATCAAAGGGCTTAAAGAAGAGATCTTAGAGGCAACTCAGATCTTTATGGCACGTAATGCCCCACGTGCAGCTATGTCACTTGTAGATGGCATGGTAGATCCTACAGAGTTAGGCATCAGAGACAAACTCAATGCAGCTAAAGACTTGTTAGATCGTGTAGGTTTAGCTAAGACAGAGAAGATGCAGATTGAAACGAATAATGGGTTAATGATTCTACCACCCAAAGATACTTCTCAAGATGACGAGTAAGTATGGGACACAGTGTATTGCCATTAAGAAAGGCAGCAGGTAAGTGGCTATTGCCTCAACCGAAAGATGCAGCTGCAACGGGGGAATACGTACCCATACCAGTAACAGTAACATTAGTTAAACCCCCTTTTGGGTACAAGTTTTCTGAAGAATCTAAGCTGTTATTAATACCCATACCCCATGAACTAGAAGCATTAGAGAAAGCTAAAAAGTATTTAAAGCAATACGCTTCTCGTAATGTAGCTGCATGGTTAACAAAGGTTACAGGAAGGTACATTAGTCATGTTGGTTTATTACATCGTGTAAAGAATGAGCGACAAAGAAGCGCCAAAGTTAGCATACTTAGGTCATGGGCCAGAAGGTACAAAAAAGCCCTTGAGCTTGCGGAAAAGTACGAAGACAAAAAAGGTACAAAAGTCTACAACATCGCAAAAGAGATCGTTGAAAGTGCCAGACATCTCGATCCAGACTTCAAGTCAGGAACAGGAAGAGATAGTACAAAGACAAAAGGCACAGATTGAGCAGATAGCAAAAGACAATAATGTTGTATTTAAGCCCAATGCAGGACCTCAATCTTCATTTTTAGCTGCAAGTGAACGTGAAGTATTGTATGGAGGGGCAGCAGGAGGTGGTAAAGCACAGCCCCTTTATGCAAAAGTAGCTACGCCGTTTGGGTGGAAGTGCATGGGCGATTTGCATGTCGGTGATTTTGTATGTACTCCAAATGGAAAAACTGCAAAAATTACGCACCTACACCCGCAGGGTATACAAGACATATACACTGTGACATTTCAAGACGGGTCTAAAGTAGAATGCACTGGAGATCATCTGTGGATGTCTAAACCAATACGAGATGGTGCAGTTAGATGGAAGCCAAGAACTACTTTAGAAATATTAAAAAGTAAAAGAACACACGTAATACCCCTGGGTGTTACAGAACAACATGAGCAAGATCTTCCTTTAGACCCTTATGTTTTAGGTTTTTTACTGGGTGATGGCTCTATAACAACACGCTCTATTAGTATTACAACTGCAGATATAGAGTCTGCTGTTGAGCTTGCTAAATATGTTGAAGTTACTAAAAGAGCGAGTAAATACACATACGGCATACGTGGCATAGCTAGTATACTTAGAAGTTTAAATTTAATAGGAACAAATTCGTATACTAAGTTTATACCTGATATATACATGAAAGGAAGCATACAGCAACGGCTATCTTTACTTCAAGGTTTACTAGACACAGATGGCTATGTTTCTGTGGATGGCAAAGTTAACTACACCAGTATGTCTCCTTTTTTACTTTCTTCTGTAGCTGAGTTAATAAGAAGTGTCGGAGGTACTGCTAAAGTCTTTAAAGGGCATACGTTATACATACGACACCCAGATAGTAGTTCTTTATTTCGTTTAGCAAGAAAAAAACAAAGGTGCCATACTAAGACTATCAATAATAAAATACTTAGTATTGAAAAAACAGGCAAGTTTTATGCACAATGTATAACTATTGATTCAGAAGAACAACTGTATATAACAGACAACTATGTAGTAACACACAATAGTTTTGCCATGCTAGCAGATCCCATGCGATATATGGGACATCCACAGTTTAGTGGGCTGTTACTGCGACATACAACAGAAGAATTACGGGAACTGATTTGGAAAAGTCAGGAGTTGTACCCAAGAATCTATCCTGGGATCAAATGGTCCGAGAGAAAGATGCAGTGGCAGGCACCAAGTGGAGCAAGACTATGGTTTTCTTACTTGGATCGTGACGAAGATGTACTGAGGTATCAGGGACTCTCGTTCAGTTGGGTAGGTTTTGATGAATTGACGCAGTGGTCAACTCCATTTGCATGGAATTACATGCGTTCTCGCTTGCGGAGTACCGCACCAGATCTCCCTACCTACATGAGAGCCACTACAAACCCCGGTGGTCCTGGTCACATATGGGTTAAAAAGATGTTTATTGACCCTAGTCCTGCTGGTAGGGCGTTCTGGGCTACAGATATAGACACAGGTGACACACTTTCGTACCCAAAAGGTCACAGTAAAGAAGGTCAACCTCTGTTTAAGCGCAGGTTTATACCTGCTATGTTGTCTGATAACCCCTATCTTGCTGAAGGTGGTGACTATGAGACTATGCTTTTGTCACTTCCTGAACATCAACGTAAGCAATTGCTAGAAGGTAACTGGGATGTGGCTGAAGGTGCTGCATTTCCAGAGTTTAATCGTCGTATACATGTCATTAAGCACGAACATATACCCGGTAACTGGGTTAAATTCAGGGCATGTGACTATGGATACGGTTCGTATTCAGCAGTATTGTGGTTTGCTGTATCTCCTGCAGAGCAAGTGATCGTTTATCGTGAATTATACGTAAGTAAAGTACTAGCCAAAGACTTAGCCCACATGGTTATGGATTGTGAACGTAATGATGGACAGATCCGTTATGGTGTTCTTGATTCTTCCTGTTGGCATCGTAGGGGTGATACTGGTCCTTCACTTGCTGAGCAAATGATCATGGAAGGCTGTAGATGGAGGCCAGCAGATCGTAGTGCAGGTTCACGTGTAGCAGGTAAGAATGAGATACATCGTAGGCTACAGCTTGATGATTTCACTCAAGAGCCTAGATTAGTAATTATGGATAACTGTACAAACCTGATTGCACAACTGCCTACACTACCTTTGGATAAGTCTAACCCAGAGGACATTAATACAAAGTCAGAAGATCACTTATATGATGCATTGCGGTATGGCGTGATGAGTAGACCTAGATTTTCGATATGGGATTATGATCCAGCTACAAGTAGATCGAATCAAATGCCAATGGCATGTAAAACATTTGGATATTGATAATGGATGAAGAGTTCACAACAGACCGTCAGCTTAGTTTAGATGACGTAAGCAAGAGTGGTGTAGAAGATCCTGTAGCTGCACCTGTTATTAATTACGTCAATGGTAAATTTAAAGAGGCTGAGAATGCTCGTCGTGTGGATGAAGAACGGTGGTTAAGGGCATATCGTAACTATCGTGGTATCTATGGCCCAGATGTGCAATTCACTGAGACTGAGAAGAGTCGTGTTTTCATTAAAGTTACCAAGACTAAAGTTTTAGCAGCCTATGGTCAGATTATTGAGGTACTCTTCTCTAACAATACATTCCCGATTAGTGTAGAGCCTACAGTCCTTCCTGAGGGTGTTGTAGGCGATGTTCACTTTGATCCTAAGGAAAGTAAGCAGAAACCTTTACCTGAGCCTATGTCATCGCCTTATGGCTTTGCAGGGGACGGTAAACCACTTCCACCAGGATCTACCTTTAATACATTGATGGAAAAGCTTGGCTCACTAAAAAATAAGCTAGGCAATGTAACAGGTCTTAAAGAGGGTGTAGGACAGACACCCACTTCTATCACATTTAGCCCTGCCATGGTAGCAGCTAAAAAGATGGAGAAGAAGATCAAGGATCAACTTGATGAGAGTAAAGCTACTAAGCAATTACGCAATACAGCATTTGAGTTAGCCCTCTTTGGTACTGGGATCATGAAAGGTCCCTTTGCTTATGATAAAGAGTATGCTAACTGGAAAGAAGATGGAACATATAGCCCTGTTATTAAAACAAGACCAGATACATCCCATGTAAGTGTGTGGAACTTTTATCCAGATCCAGATGCTCATAACATGGAAGACGCATCATTTATTGTGGAGAGACACAAGCTAAGTAGATCTCAATTACGTGATCTTAAGAAGCGTCCCTTCTTCCGTAAATCAGTCATTGATACAGTCATTGAACGTGGTGAGACTTATGTGAAGAAATATTGGGAAGATGATCTTAGCGATTATCGTACCGATACAGGGGTTAATCGATTTGAAGTAATAGAGTTCTGGGGCACTATAGATCGTGAGATGCTTGAAGATAATGGTGTCAAGATCCCTGATGCATTTAGTATGGCAGATGAATTACAAGCTAATATCTGGATTTGTAATCGTCAGATTATCCGCATGGTACTGAATCCATTTAAACCTGCCAAGATACCCTATCACGCATCACCTTATGAACTGAACCCTTATTCATTCTTTGGTATTGGTGTAGCAGAGAATATGGAAGATACGCAGATTCTAATGAATGGATTTATGCGTATGGCAGTTGATAATGCTGTGCTATCTGGCAACTTAGTCTTTGAAGTCGACGAGACTAACTTAGTGCCAGGACAAGACATGCAAATCTACCCTGGTAAGATATTCCGTAGACAGGGTGGGGCACCAGGACAAGCTATCTTTGGTACTAAATTCCCTAATGTATCGAATGAGAATATGCAAATGTTTGACAAGGCTCGTGTCTTGGCAGATGAATCCACAGGCATACCTTCATTCTCGCATGGGCAAACAGGTGTAGCAGGCGTAGGACGTACTGCAAGTGGCATTAGTATGTTAATGAATGCAGCTTCCGGTACAACAAAGACAGTGATTAAGAATGTAGATGATTACTTGCTACGTCCTTTAGGTGAGGCATTCTTTAACTTTAATATGCAGTTTGACTTTGATCCAGAGATTCGTGGGGATTTAGAAGTCAAGGCACGTGGTACTGAAAGTCTCATGGCAAATGAAGTACGTAGCCAGCGATTAATGCAATTCCTACAGATTGCAAGTGCTCCTGCACTGATGCCCTTTGCCAAATTCCAATATATTATTCGTGAGATTGCTAAGTCAATGGATCTTGATCCAGATAAGGTAACTAATAACATGGACGAAGCTGCATTGCAGGCTGCATTAATGGCAGCACAACAACCCCAACAACCTGCTGCAGCAGCACCTGGAGGAGTTCCCGGTGTAGCAGATACAGCAGGTACAGGCGGGGGTAACATCGGTGTAGGTCAAGTACCCACACCTGGAGAACAAGGATTTACAGGTAATGTCCAACAACCAAGACCAGCACCAGCACCTCAACAGGCTTAAGAGTGTATTTAATACACACATTGTATGGGAATCATTTACAGCTGTATTAGAAAGTAAAGCAAGAAGCTATTACAAAATTTTAGAGCAAGCTAAAGATCCCATTGATGTGTACAGAGCACAAGGCGCATTAGATGCCCTTATGAAAATGAAAAGGCTAAGAGATGAAATCAATGCCCAAGAGTAGAGCTAAGAAACAAATGAAGAAGCTGTTTGAGGACGGTGGACTTCTTCAAGAGGGTGGCACAGTAGATAAAGATAGTGGCAATGAAGTACCCGTAGGCTCACTTAAAAAAGAAGTACGTGATGATATCCCTGCACAATTGAGTGAGGGCGAGTTTGTATTCCCTGCAGATGTAGTACGTTTTATTGGCCTACAGAAACTCATGGATTTACGTCAGGCAGCTAAAGAAGGCTTAGCTAAGATGGAAGCTATGGGGCAGATGGGCAATGCAGATGAAGCCACTGAAGATGACACAGGTGAGTTTGAGACTGAACTTGATGACATCTTAGATGAGATTGAAAGTGAGTCAGAGGAAGAGGGTACGGAAGAGGATAGCCCATCAAAAAAAGCTAAAGGGGGACAGGTCCGCATGGCAGCAGGTGGTCTTGCTTCCCCCAATCCCTTTACTACACCCTTTAGTACAGAACGGTATAGTAAAGCTGGACAGAGAGATATCTTTATTCCCACATTCAGTGGACAGCCACAAGGTGCTATCCCTGAAGGATTCCAAAAGAGTACAAAAGTACAAAGCTTCGGTGGAGTATTTAGAGAAGCAGGTGAAGCTAAACCCACAGTAACAGCTACAACCAGCCAGAAAACTACCGCAGATTTAACTAAGACAAGTACAGCTGCAACTACAGATCTGACTAAGACTACTACGGCAATACCTGATGCATATAAAGATTTAGACACCGACACTGATACAGATCAGTATCTCATTAATCTTGCCAAGAAAGATGAAGAAAAATATGCATCGGAAGATAAGGCTAAAGGTAGAGCTTGGACTCGTGGTACGGTACTAGACAATCCATTTAAAGATGTAAAAGATTTAGGCACTGTATCTGTGCAAGTTGGTACGGACACAGATGGACAACCTATATTTGAAGAGCAAAAAGCTTCATTAAAAGATTGGTTACTAAAACAGACAGATCCTGCATCAGCAAAGATAGCAGAGTTGGTATCTCACAAAACTACAGATATTCAAAAGATAGAGCAGGATGGTGATGTCTACTACCGTATATCAGGAAAAACGGGTGGTGCAGATAGGGAGCGCATGTCACAGACCTACAAGGAGATAGGCGATCAACTTGTACCTGTAGGCAAGGCTAGTTTCTATAAAGGTGCACATCCAGATGCAGCAAAGGTAAAAGGCATTGCACAAGTAGCTGGTATATTTGCTGCCCCATTTACAGCGGGATTATCCACTTCTATTGGCTCTGCCATTATGGGTGCAGGTGCAGTTGGTGCACAGACAGTAGGTTCGGCAGTACTTGGTGCTACCTTTAACGGGTTAACTGCCGCAGCCACTGGTGGGAACATAGGCAAGGCCATGATCGGTGGTGCAGCAGCAGGTGCTCTCAATGCCAATGCAGGTGAAATTACTACAGCCATTATCGGCGCAGACAATTTAAATAGCATTGCTAGTACATTAAATTTAAAGCCAGCACAAGTATCTAATATATTTGTAGGTTCTATAGGCAGTGGCGTTACAACTGCTATACGTGGCGGTGATTTCGGTGACGTACTAACGAGCTTTAAAGATTCACTCATATCTTCTGGTGTATCTGAAATAGCTGCTGCTAATGTAATGAAATCCTTATCAGGGACAATGGACCCCAATAACTTAAGACGTATTGGTACAGCGACTAAGATGTTATCGAACGTGGCAATTAATGCTTCTATAAAAGGTTTAGATATTAATAAAGCAATTCAGTATTATGCACCTACAATAATGACACGAGCATTGACTACCCCAGGCGGGGGATGATATAATAGATAGTTAGCTATAAAAGGGTGTAGCTTTCAAATAACAATAACCCTTCATCATGGGCCATTTTAAATAATAGCCTTTGGGCCACCTGATAAGACAGCCCCCACTTTAAGAGGTAGATATGTCAGATCAACAGCAAGAAGTACAACAAGTAAAAGTTGCAGGTTTTATTAAACGCTCAGCTAATCATGAACGTATTAAAGAAGAAGAGGAAGAGCTAAAACAGTTGATGGAGGATAATAAAAAAAATACACCTCCAGAAGATGATAACATTGAACCTGATAGCGCAGAAGAAAGAAGTTTTAAAAAGCGTTATGGTGATTTGCGTAGGCACTCACAAAAGCAACAAGTTGAACTGCAAAAGCAAATCGATGACTTAAAAGCTCAACTCGATAGTACAGCAAAACAAACATTTAGTCTGCCTAAGTCTGAGGATGAACTTGAGGCATGGGCAAATGAGTATCCAGATGTAGCAAAAATCGTAGAGACTATTGCCATTAAGAAAGCACGTGAACAGTCACAAGAACTTGAATCACGGCTACAGAAGATTAACGAGATGGCAGAGGAAACTGCTAAAGAGAAAGCTGAAGCAGAGCTAATGCGATTACATCCGGATTTTGCCAAGATTCGTGATCAGGACGAGTTCCATGAATGGGTTGAAAAGCAACCTCGGTGGGTGCAGAGTGCGTTGTACGACAATGAGAATGATGCGATATCGGCAGCTAGGGCAATCGACCTATACAAAGCTGACAAGGGTATTACACAGAAACGTAGTCGAGACACAGACAGAGAAAATACAGTTAATGCTGCTCGTTCTGTACGCACACCTAATAAGGCTCGTGTCGATTCTGAATCAGAGGAAGGACTCTTTTACGAATCCCAAGTAGAGAAGATGTCTTCACTTGAATATGAGCGTAATCAAGAAGCCATTATTGCTGCTATTCGTGCAGGTAAGTTCGTGTACGACAAGACAGGGTACGCAAGGTAGTGAATGATTACGCAAGGTAGTAAAGCATTTTACTTGACAAATTTAAAATAGCTTCATATAACAATATGAAATAACTTTCTTGTGTGTATACATTTAGTGTGCCGCTACTTGCAAGGCCAACCACACGTACAAATGACAACACATAAGAAAGTCTCATTCAGCCTAGTTTTTAGTGGCTGATCTAACCGCAAAACAATAGACTATCAGACTTACCTGAACATTTACTAGCCCAGTAAATCTACTGCACCTAGTTAAATCAGCCTCTGTAGTGAGTGTTTAAGCGTATTTATATACTTATTCATTTATCTTAGGAGGATAAATCATGGCTTTTCCTAAAGCCCCCAATTATGGGAATCTGCCAAATGGCAACTTTTCTGCTGTAATCTACAGCAAACAGGTACAACTCGCATTCCGTAAATCATCTACCGTCGAAGATATCACCAACAGTGATTACTTCGGTGAAATCGCTAACATGGGCGATTCGGTAAAGATCATCAAAGAGCCTGAAGTCTCTGTTCAGTCTTATGCTCGTGGCACACAGATCACTGCACAAGATCTTGATGACGAAGACTTTACCCTTGTCGTTGATCAAGCAAACTACTTTGCATTCAAGATTGATGACATTGAAGCTGCTCACAGTCATGTGAACTTCATGGCAATGGCATCTGATCGTGCTGCATATCGCTTGCGTGACCAGTATGACCAAGACGTTCTTGGCTACCTCACTGGCTTCTACCAGTCTGCAAAACATGCTAATGCTGACACGGCACGTACTACTGCTCCTGGCACTAAGGCTGTTGCAACTGCAGGTTCGGATGAACTCCTTACCACGATGAAGCTCCGTAAAGATAGCTTTGGTAACATTACCACAGCATCTGCAGGTGATCATTCGATTCCTCTTGCTGCTCGTCTTCCTGGCGCAACTGCTCTCCCCACTGCAACTGCATCACCCTTGATGGTTATTGCACGTATGGGTCGTTTGTTGGACCAGCAATTTGTTGATACCAATGGTCGTTGGTTGGTTGTCGATCCCGTCTTTATTGAATTGCTTAAGGACGAAGATAGCCGTTTGCTCAACAGTGACTTTGGTGGTTCAGGTCTTCAGAATGGTCTTGTTATTAACAACTTGCATGGCTTCCGTGTTTATGTTTCTAACAACCTTCCCAAGATTGGTACCGGCCCTGGCACTACAGGTACTGCTAACCAGAACAGCAACTACGGTGTGATCGTTGCAGGTCATGAGGCTGCTGTTGCTACTGCACAGCAAATCACCAAGACTGAAAGCTATCGTGATCCTGACAGTTTTGCTGACATTGTTCGTGGTATGCATCTGTATGGCAGAAAAATTTTGAGGCCAGAAGCAATCGTCACTGCTAAATATAACGCAGCTTAATTGGAGGAAATATAAATGGCTACCGTTGACGTATCCCCAGGAATCCAGGCAGGTACTAATCCTTCCCGTTCCCTTCGTAATATGCCTTATGTGATTGAAGCCACGCTCAACTTTGCAACGGCTACTACCACTAAAGGCAGTGCACTTGCAGCTACGGATGTTATCGAAGTTCTAGACATCCCTGCTGAATCAGTCGTTCTTTCGGCAGGTTATGAAGTCACTGCTGCTATCACTGGTGATGTTACTGTTGATGTCGGTGTTACTGGCATTGATGCTGACAACTTCATTGATGGTGCTACGCTTGCCAATGCTACTGCAGTTGGTACGTATGCACAGCAAGCTGCTGCATTCCAGCCTATCATCCTTCAGTCAGCTGACACTCTTGACGTTCTCATTGCAACTTCTACCACGGCTATTTCTGCTGGTTCTATCCGTGTATGGGCAGTTGTATGTAGCGTTGCAGATCGTGTAGGTCCCGCTGAAGTTGATCGTGACCAACTAGCCTAATCGCTAATCTGTAATAGGGGTGGTGTCTATGGGCACTACCCCATTTCTATATAAATTAAAACATGCTTCAGTTTACTAATACTATTGAGGTTGGCTCTGTCAATGTAATGACTACAGACAACCGTCCTATGTCCCCTGAAGAGTGGGCACAATTAGCTGCAGAACGTATTGTGTTTGTAGGTAATGCCACTGAGGGACCTATTAGGGATCAGGCTCTGGCGTATAAAGAGCAGATTAAAAAGGTAGTCGCTTACTACATAAAGCAAGCAGTACTTTCCAATGAGAAACATCTATTAGCGAGGATTAAGTAATGGCTATTACACAGGCAATGTGCACCTCCTTCAAGAAAGAACTGCTTGAGGCTAAGCACAATTTTCTTCTTTCTGGTGGTCACACATTCAAGATTGCACTGTTTACTTCAAGTGCTACGTTGGGTGCTAGTACGACTGACTATAGTACAACTAACGAAGTCAGCGGTACTGGATACACGGCAGGTGGTAACACACTAACACGTGTAGATCCTACGACAAGCGGTACAACTGCATTCACTGACTTTGCAGATACTACGTGGTCATCTTCTACGATTACTGCACGTGGTGCCATGATCTATAACACAACTTCTGGTGGTAGTGTAGCTACGACAGATGCAGTGTGTATTCTTGATTTTGGTAGTGATAAAACTTCTACAAGTGGAGACTTCACGATTCAATTCCCTACTGCTGATGCAAGTAACGCAATCATCCGTATTGCTTAACTAGGGAGTTGACATGGCATACCCTGGCCTCGTAGGTGCTCTATATGGTACAGGTGTCTATGGGACTGATAGTTATGGTCAAGTCTCTGGGGCAGGGGGAGCTACAGGTGCAATATATGGCTTAGGCGTATATGGCACTGATCAATATGATACGTGGTCTTTAGGTGCAACTAATGTACCTGTAACGGGCGTATCTGCTACAGGTTCAGTAGGCACAGTCAATATCACACTAAGTGCCAATGCAGCAGTCACTGGCACTGAAGCAACTGGATCTGTAGGCACTGTTGTTGTATCGCTACCTGCTGTAGTTGTAGTTACAGGTACAGAATCTACAGGTGCAGTAGGAACGGTTGTAACACCTAATGTAGGCGTAGCAGTTACAGGTGTAGAGGGTACTACTGGCTTAGGTTCAGTGACTGTTAGTACCATCGGTGCTATCTTAGTTACAGGTGTAGCTGGCACTACAGGCTTAGGCTCAGTCAGTGCTCTTGCTTCAGCGGTAACATCTACTACAGGTAACACAGCTACAGGGGATGTAGGCACTGCAACTGCTACAGGTGGGGCTACAGTATCCCCCACTGGCAATGAAGCTACAGGTGCAGTAGGTGATGTAACAGTCATCGCTATTCAGCCTTCTGTGACGGTTACAGGTGTACAGGGAACTGGTGCAGTAGGGGATGTTACTACACTCACTAGAACCATTGTACAGCCCTCAGGTGTAGCTGCTACAGGTGACATAGGCACTGTCAACATTGCAGGTTCTAACCTCATTGTTGAAGTCACAGGTGTAGATGCAACTACTGCTATCGGGGATGTACAAGTCAATGTAGGCATCGTTGTACCAGTGACTCAATTCCAGATGTCTATATACACTGAGACTTCAACAGTAACAACGACACAATTTAACTACGGTGCTATTAGTGATTTGTACTCACACAAGAGAACCGTATTAGTGCCTCGTCGATCTACTTCAAGAGATCGGGTTGCGCTAGCAGCTTAATACTTGCATTAGCAGCATAGGGGAATATCTTGTCATTTAGGTGGCCCAATAAAGATCCAGATGAGACACTTGACTATAGCGTTGATTGGTCACGTTTTCTAGGCAATGGCATAACCATCTCTACAGTGATTTGGTACGTAGATGATTCAACAGGAACAAAGACAGTGCTAAGTCCTGGTGGTGCTACTGTCTATGGTATCCAGAATGTAGCACAGACTAATACAAGCACAGTAGCCACTATCAATGTAGGCTCTGGTACAGCTAATATTGATTATAAGATCTATTGCCGTATTACAGATTCATCGGGAAGTGTAGCAGAGCAAGTGATTAAATTAAGAGTCAGGGAGCGTTAATATGTCATATGACTTCTTAGGACTCGTTAATGATGCATGTAGGAGACTCAATGAACCTGAGTTAACTACAAGTAACTTTGCCAGTGCTAAAGCTTTCTATGCCCAGATTAAAGATGCAGTTAATAATGCCATTGCAGATATTAATCAACAGAAGTTTGAATGGCCTTTTAATCATGTCACACAAGAAGATACATTAACTGCAGGCACTACTCGATATGGATATCCAGATGATGCCAAGACAGTTGACTTTGATTCATTTAGGATTAAAGAGAGTTCTACTTTAAATGTAGCTACTACTAAGTTGGGCATTGTA